TTCACGCAAGGATTCGGCTAGTTTAGATGAAGTGATTATATCATCAGGTATGTCTCTATCTTGTAACACTAGCGTTGTCGCTTGTAAAGGCTCACTCTTAGCCCCCTCACCAAGTATGTCATACGCACTTACTTGGATTGTTACAGTTTTGCCTGATTCAAGCGGATATGCTATCTCCCCACCTGCAAGGACAGGTATCTTGTCATCTATGCCATCACCAGTAATGTAAACGTAGTATCCTTGTATTGATGGTAGGTTTAGAGGGTTAACTTTGATTTTTAGTACGTTGAAATAGGCTTCTACAGTTGGTTGTTGTGGAACTTGAGGTGTTGGGAGCGACAAGGTTATTGAAGAAGCCTGCTCGCTGTAATTACCATGTCTATCAAATGCCTTAATGTAGAAAGTGTAATTTCTCTGAGCAGGAGTAAGGCGGTATTCTAACTCGGAGCCTCTGTAAATTAAGGCCTCATTTAAAGCTCCCCAGTTGGCGTTTTCTAGCCTAACTTCATATCCTGCAACGTCTTTGCCCAAAACTGGGAGCCAAGTGAGGTTAACCGTGTCCGAGAAATTACAATCACCCCACACCACATTTGCAGGTTTTAGTTGTTTACCTACGATAGTAATTACATCTGTGGGAGCGGTTGCAAAGACCTCCTGCACCCTTCTGAGACTCTCACTAACAACTTTTATCCTATGTTCACCCGCACTAACAACATCAATAAGGGCTGAAGAACCCTCTACCGCCTTAATGTATTCCCACTTATTGCCCCCATCTGTGGAAAGCCAAATATTGGCCTTTGCCCAGTTGACAGACATAGGGATATCCCAATCAACCTGAATTTGTGGAAGCCATGTTCCATCAGGTAATTGTTTATGCGTCTCCGAAAGTTGTAAATTAGTAACAGAAGGGGGTAAATCAAAAAGGTTTGGTAAACTAGGTGCTTCTGGAGGTTGGTATTTACTGCCCTTATCATGGTAAATTGAGGAATCGTAAGCCCTACATCTTAGTGTAATAAGATCATCTTCAGACTCCTGCATTTCTAAGATTAAGAACTCTTTATTAACCCAACCTGGAACATCATGACTGACTGTAATGACGTCCCCAGCTTCGCAATGAATTGCATCAATGCCTGCCTGGAATTCGCAGAATGTGTCACACAGTTTTGTCAGGTCATGGTAATATCTTATTAACCTACCTGCTTGACTTGGTCTTGTTACGCCTGCCAAAGTAAGGGTCTGGGAAAACACTCCCCTAGCCTCTTGGTCAATTTCATCATCATAAACAACCGACCCAAGCTCCCAATCGTTAAACCTGTCTGAAAACTGTCCTATAATTTGATTAGGCATCTCATTAATACTATCCAGGCTGTAACTGAAAGACCCTGCAACGATATTATCCATGTTAAAAGCCTGTACAGGCAATTCAGACTTCTCAATCTTTATGCGTAATTGCCCGTCCGAATAAAGTAAGTTAGCCCTAAAGGTTGCCATGATATTAGAAAGGACGTCTAGACTCGATTGAGTTGTGTCTAAAACATAGTCAAGTTCAAACCGCTTTTCACCATCTACAATTTCATCACAATAAGCGGCTTCTGCTTTGAAACTCTCTAAATCGATAACCCCGTCATCTTTGCCCAGACCGTAACGCTTATTTGTTAGCAAGTCTAAAACGATCCAAACGGGATTATTGCTAAACTCTGTAACCCACTCACCGTTTTTCCACACCCTAATCTTTCTGCCCTTTACAACGCAGGTAATGTTTGGTGTGGAAGATATTTGGTCATTAATTTTAAAAGTAAATGCAATGTAGGCAGTGTTTGGGAAACTTTCCCCTGTAAACACCCTATAATCGGCTGTTGTTTGGAATTGATCTCCAGTGTATACTTTATAAAAAACGTTTTGGTGTGGAAGATATTCTTCTGACATTAGAAAGTCAATTATAGGTTTACCATTAAGCTCAATATCAGAAACGGACTCTATTTCACCTTCCCCAAGCCCCACGCATACATAAAGTTCTTTCTGGTTATGAGAAACACGTTCGTAAATAATGTTTCCTCCAACCTTATGCTCACCATAAATTACGGGGATAGGAACTACGTTTGATCGAGTATTTGCCGTCTCTCCAGATTTATACTTGGTTGAAGGACCACTGAGAAGGGAATAGCCTATAGCCGCACCCTGAATTCCCTTAGTAATCCATACAGCAGTACCAACCGGCCCGCCTCCAACAAAGGCCGAGGCCGCTCCTGCTACAAAACCTATGACCGCACCGGCCCCACCTTTACCCATTTATACAAACCTCCTTGCTCCTGCCAATTTCTTGCTCCAAAATCGTCTGGAAAGTCTATCAAGCCCTACTGGCCTTCCTTGCAGACAATGCATGAATAAATCATTTTCAACCAATACCCCCAAGTGGGTTATAACTCCTTCTATCATCTCAAAATAGAGTAGGTCTAATATAGCTAGTTCATTGATAGGTACTGGTTTTCCCTGTTTTGCCAACGCATTTTTTAGTCTATTTGGATCTTTTTTGTACCAATCTGGTTCAATAGTTAGTCCATCACCGTCAGGAATATCGATACCTAACCGTTTGTAAAAATACCATACAAGCCCTAAACAATCTAAACCATTTTCATCTCTACCTCCGTGCTTATAAGGTATGCCTAAACAATCCTTTACAACTTGTCTTATGTTCATACTCTCACCTGGTTCTGGGGTACACATAAAAATCCACCATATCTATTAAAATTAGAGAACTTCTTGCAATCCTCCGCATTCTTCCCACACCCAGGCCTAATCTGGTAGGATTTACCTTCCATGCCAAGGGGTAGCGGGTATTCAAGTTTAATATTTGACCCATCACTCTCTACAATCTTCTGAGATTTTCCATCAATAGTGAGAACACCGCCCACATAATAATCTTTGGGCTCATTTCGCCCACTTAGCACAAAATCCCTACCATTGCTCGCTTGACTCGTTACCGTGCCTGTTTTAGTTAAGTCAGCTAAATCAATTCCACACTCCGGGGAACCAAACCGCCAATTACAGGAGGATTGATAGTATCTTCTAGGGACTGTGATAGTAAGGGTATCGAGTTGACTCCTCACCTTCACTCTCAAACTATGCTCGTCGATTGAAGGAGCGTCCATCCTTCCATCAAACAAAACTGCCGCATTTTCAGGGGAGTCTAAGGCATCTAGCATAACTTTGAGTATCCTCAGACGTCTGCCCCTAAATTCGGTACTCGCTATAAAAGCGGACATTTCTTTGTTAACGTTATCAATCCCAACAGTACACTCATCAACTCTGTTATCCATGTTCATACGAATAGGGGATCTACTTATGCCGATCGCGTAATAGATTTCTGGCCCGCCCTTCTCGTTGAAAAATTGAATGTCCTCATTGTAACAAGCTAGATATAGCGTAATATCATCCAGAAATACTTGGTATAGCTCAATAGGGCGGTTGATATCTTTGTCCTTCTCTTCCCTGAACTGTACTGATAAGTTTCTCAACTAAATCACCTCAATCAAATCAAGCCCAAAATCATACAATACTTTCCATAGCACCGACCTCTGTAAATTATCTTGTGCGAATCTAACAGTATATGTTTTGCCGTCGATAGGACTCGTCCATTCAAAGGGCTCAAATGTTCCCTTCCTGGCTACATAGAAGTCCCAAATTTCGTCAGCATCTACCTGATCCTTTTTAAATCTTAACTTCCAAGTTCTGCGAGGGGCTCCTTTGACCCTCCGCTGTTCTTTCCCACTTTCAAATTCGGTGATTAGGTTGTTGAATTGAATACCTTCTTTTACATCAGACATATCACACTTCCATGTAAAAACGGCCATTATCCCCTCACCAACCTTCTCATAATTCCATTTCCTCGATAATCGTCAACTAAAACTGATATAATCGCTTCCGGGTTCCTTCTAACCATATCCACGAAAGATTTTGCATCGTTGGCATAGATATTTAAATTTATATTTTGTCTACCCACGTCATTCAAATCCTCTAGCATTTGCTCAAATTGATCATTCTGTTTTCGGCTTAATATCCTTTCACCCTTCTGGGCAATGATAGGCACTTCATCAGGTCTCAGTCCGTCAATGATCCCACCACTGTGCATTACTAGCCCACCAAAATGCATTGTGGGAATCGAATATCCAGCGGTTAAAAGTATGGATGTTATTCCCTTCATAAAGAGTCCTGACAAGGCTTGCTGTGCAATCATTCGTAATAAGTTTTTAAACGTGTCGCACAAACTTTCTCCATATACAATCGCAGAAGCGAGACCGTTCGATAAGCTCTGGAGCCAGGAGGTTGTAAGGGCGTCTAGTTCCTTGAGAGTTTTCTTCCCCTCGTCTTCGCCCCCTAATTTTGCGACGAATTCCTCTACCGCCTTAATACCCTCATCCACTTCTGCCTTTAAGTCATTGAAAAATTCTATAAGCTCAGGGTATCTTTCTCTAATTACTTTTAGGATGGCGTCGAACACTTTGTCCATTAACATTTTAACTATTTCAACAACGCCTTGAGCCGCAGAAGAAATACCCTTACCGAACCATTGCACTAAATCTACCCCACTGTTAAATATCCAGAGGTCATTTTCGGGATTGTCAAAGGTAATGGGTAGTAGTATGCGAGAGGCAATTTTTTCCATTCTGGCCTCTTGATTAAGGGCTTCTTCTTCGACACCTTCCATGAAGTAGGATATAAGGTCCCTGCCCCAGGTTTTTGCCGCTTCACCAATCTTTTGTGCTGACAATGAAATCCGTCTTATTCCACCTAAGAGCCCTTCTTCAACACCTTCAATACCCGCTTCCATGGTGTTTTTCATACCAACTTTGATATTAGATAACGGCCCCTTTGGCGGAGGTGATTCGCCGACCAGATAATCAGCTATGCTCTGGGCAATAAACGCCGCCATATCGCGAACATCGCTGTCCATGTCGTAACCGGCTTGGACCATAGCCTTTAGAATGTTTTCCATTCCATTATAGAGGATATCGGCGAGTGTTTGCCCTTCTTTACCTTCCATCCACTCCACGACACCAACAGTGTATGCCTGCATACCATCGATCGCAGTGCCGCGGTTATAACTCTCAATGGCAAGACGCAAGTTCCCTTCGTACACTCGATATCGGTCTAAGAAGTAGGATACCATCATGGCAATGTTTGTGTCGAGATCCTCAAGCATGGACTCGTCCCAAGTTTCCTCAGGTTGCTTCCAAAGCCTGGTCCATATGTCTTTACCAGTACCGGGCATAATTTGACCTATTCCGTATTCTCCAGCACCACCACGAATAACTTCGCCAGTGGTCGGATTTGTATGAGCGTACCCCCCAAGGCCCCTAGTCTCCCAGTAGGCAATTCCGAGGAGGGCTAACGCTTGTTCTATGGTACCGCCTTGCTTCAGGGTTTCTGCCACTATTAAAGCTTGTTTTTCCAATTTCGATAGTTCCCCAGTTAGGCGTTTTACACCATCAATACCTGAGTCAACTCGAGCACTGTTTTTTATCGCATGGTCTTCAATAGTTTGAAGCAACAGCCTCTCGCCGGGGTCGGTAGCATAGCCCATCACCCGCTTCCATTCCTCGTAGGTCAACAATCCTTCTGGTTCGCGGCCAATGAACTTATCCCACCAACTTAGGTTCGATTCATCGAAAGCTCGCTTTCTGTACTCTATATATTCAGGGATTAGATCAACTTCAGTATTTGGGATACCTAACTGTTCATTGGCACGCTGTCCCCAATTTCCGATTTCTTTTCCAATGGTCTCAATTCCATGACCGAGTTTAAAGTTGATCGCTATGGTAAAGGCAAGCATACCTAGTTCCTTATTAAAAGTTAACCCAACTAGAACACCAGTTAATGCCGCGAGAATAACGTTTTCAGCGAAGTCTTTATAGCTTCCCTCTGCTTGGGCTTCCATCAGTTGGATACCAACTGTTATCAGGCCCAGAATTCCCTCCATGCCAATACCGGCACCTACAGCCGCCGCAAGTCCTAA